AGACCAACAGCACTTTCTGCAAGAGTCTGAACCGAAGTGGTATGTTTCGCAAGAGATGACCCACCAAACGCTTCGGTTTCTGCGGTAAATGATAATGGAACATTGAATCCTGATGAAACGCTATTTGCTTGTCTGTCAATCTGGTTTCCGACACAAATCAATGATGCTCTTTGTGCATCGATGATTGGTGAAACATCAGCACGATTTGTTGTCATATCAACTTTGAATGTAGTAGAACGAACCCCTGCACCCAATTCCGTAGTTTCATTTTGTGGAGTAGCAATAAGTCTTGGACTATCAAATAGATTGGTGTCAAGTATTGCGATGTCACTATTAAAACTTGTATCTTTTTGGAAACGTGTTTCTGAACCCGCCCATGATTTACCTGTGGTAAACTTTGCACTATATGTCAGATTTGTATTGTCTGGGGTCAGTGTAGTGAACATCGGAATAACTTCATCAAACTGTATCTGTTGGTCAACGGCAACATTGGTGCCACCGAAACGACCTGATGAGGTTGCATTAGCGCCTGCTTCAAATTTAATACCATAACCATCGGCGTGAGTAATAGCTCTTGTGGCAACAATATTTGCACCAGTGATACCATTAACTGTATCTGCACTATCAATACCTTCGATATGAATATCGTCACCAACTTGGAAACCATGTCCATCAATCATTGCAGTAACAGTTGCATCACCGTTCTCAACATGGAATGGATTTTCTTTAAGAAGTTGTTTAGGCATATCGACATTTTCAAATACAGCAAAACCACCAGCAGTAGAGAAATCTGCCTTAAAGATTTTGAATGCAAGGTCTTTAGTCTGGTCAGGCTCCCATGTCGTTCCGTTTTGTGATTTGAACAATGAACCCATAGAAGGTTGACGAGAGATACGATTTTCAGTTGAACCTAATTCAAATGCATAGGTCTCTCCAACATACGCTTCATATTTTGTTGACTCTGCCAACAGAACAATTGCATATTCCGTATCTGGATTCAAGAAGACTGGTTCATCGAATGTGAACGTTGTAGGTGCAGCAACAACCGCTGCCTGTGTCTGTGATGCAGGGAGACTCACTTCTGAACTTGGCGTCAGAAACTTCACCGCATTTGCAATGATGTCTGTTGCAGATGGTTGACCGTTTACCATTGGACGGATTTCCAAACGAATAGGGATAACATCATCCTTACTCTTAAAATAAGTTTGAACTTTGGTTACGAATATACCATCTGGTTCTGTCACACGGAAGGATTGTGCGAGAGGGTCGCGTCCACGAACACGTTGAGTTTCTGTCCATCTACGAGTTCTTACCGTTGTGATACGAGTAGATGTAATAGTCTTCTGTCTTGTATCCAATGTTCCTTGTGCAGTATAAATTGCAGATGCAATTGATAATGCATTTGCATCATTATTTACACTAATATCAAGAAGTTTGAATTCTCTTTCGCCTGCCTTAAATCTCAAATCCTCACGAGCTGGGATGAAGAAAGAACCTCGAATAGCACCATTCAAGTCAGATGTGAGAGTTGATTTACCTTCAGGGTGTTCTGCTGCTAACTTATGTCGGTCACCATATTTCCAACCACCATTAGTTGAAGATGCAAATCTTTCGAATGATGTTTCAGTGCGAACATAGTCTGCAACAGGTGTTCCATCAAAGAATGCAAAGTATTGCGTATTTGGACGGAGACCTTCTGCGTGGAAGAATATTTTACGAGCACGAATGAAAGGTAAGAATGTTAGCGAAACTGTGCGGTCACCAATTTCTTTCCTTACAGTCCTTTCGCCCACAACGATACGTTGTGAGAAACTTCTAACAATATTTCGACCTCTTCTTACAACAGAACCTTGAACTACACCGTTTCTATTCCAGTTAGCAACTCCGTTCCATCCATTCCAAATACCAGCATTAGGAATGAGACCGAATCCAAGAAGTGGTATCCAGAATGCACGACCCCACCAAAATGCAATGAGACCTCTGCTTGCAGCAGTTCCTACCGCAAGATTACCCTCATTAACTGCTGCCAAAGTTTCTGTTGCAGTTTTGTTAATTACATTTGCGGGACGATATTCTGTGTCAATCCATTCATCAGAAGCAGGAGAAAGTGTAAGTTCGCCTTCACCTGTAATAACAGCAAATGGGTTTACATTCTCTGTTCCTGATACCTGTGTTTGTGTAATTGCTTCTACATCTTGATATTTCAGATATACAGTATCACCCTTCAGAATAGTATTCGATGATGCAGCAGAGTCATATCGTAGTGTAACATTTTTCTCAGTCTTTTGAGGTGATAAAGTTTCTGTTGATGGGTCAATACCCGCACGATACTCTGGACTTTGAACGTCTGAGAAAGTTCTGTCAGCGAAGTTATCAACAAAGAAACCAGACTTAGTTCTTGGATTACCCGCAGAGTCTAAGACCAACAGAGCATCAGTGCCGACTTCAAGTAATGACAACGAGGTAACTTCTTCAAGTTTATCGACACGTTTTTCTAGTTTGCCAATATCGGCCATTGTGAATCTTTTTGCTCTAAGAACATTTGTTGCAACATCCGAATCATGCAGACCATATGCATTCAATTCTAACTCAAAAAGACCTAGAGTGTTTTCGGGAGTATCTGGAACTTGTGAACCAAATCCATTCTCACCCTGAATATTTTTCAGTTCTCCATCTTTGGTAATCACAACCTTATCTGCACGAGGCATATAATATGTTACATCCCCTTGAAAAATATCACCATTGGTAGGCATTTCATTGACAGCAGCATCACCACCAACAAACAATCCATCAGAGTCAACCGAAGAACGGAAGTCAATCACATCACGCAAGTTTACGGATTCCCGTGGGCCTGTTGCGAAGGATGGGATATCTTCATAATCAACTTGACCAGTGTAAGAGTTCACGGAGAAGAAGTCGCCTGCACCGTGGGTAAAGTGTTTGAATCTTATGAAGGTATTATCAGAACCGCCGGGTGCAGTTGCACCACCATTAAGAATCAAACGACCATTATTATAAAACCCTGCTCTCTGACCATTATCAAGATAGTATTTACTTGATTGGTCTGCGCCATTTGAATCTGTATCTTTAATTGAAACAATTTCAAAGATATCATTTTCATGAAGGTCGATATATTTACTTCCGTTACTATCTTCGGATATACCAGTAAAAGTTTTTGTGGTTTCAACCAACGTCTTTGTCCGAACTGATGGTTGTGCTTTATTAACTTTTGCATAAACTGTAACAGCTGAACCAATTGGTAAACCACTAACGTTAACGCTTTGAGTTCCCGCAGCACCAATGGTTAGAGACGAAACGACATCACCACTAGAGTCAACAGTCGCAATGAATTGACCCGTATTAGCAAATGTCTCACCTGTAGCAGACAATGTAAGTTGAACAGTTCCACTAGCATTATTAGTTGGTATACTACTTGAATGAACAATTGTTCCATCGTCAGAAGTTCCAGTGAACACACGTTGAACTTCAAAGTCTACATCAGTAATACTTTTAGGACGAGGGTCTGGTGTAGGGAATACAAGATTTACTTTATTCGATTCCTTGATTACTGCCTTACCATTTTCCAAAAGTGGTTGTGCAAAATCAGCTGTGCCTGTTCCGAATGATTTAACATCACGCAAAACTTTACCTAATAATAAGTTAATATCAAAAAGGTATATCTTGAAGTTTGACCCATCTTCTTCTACATATCTAACTCTTGCAGTGCCGAGCCCGTTGCCGCCAAACCCTGTTGCATCTTTAAGTCCAACAGTTTGGAATTGGTTTATATTGAGATTACCTTCCAATACATCACATATAAAATACTGACCATAGTTAACACCAACAACCTCATTTGTGCGTTCAACTTCTGCCCGAGGTTTTGGTATAGTTAACTTCGTAGGTTTTTCAGAACCAACGCGATATCCATTAAGATATGCAACACCCGAAGATACACTTGCAATGAAGTTTGTATTGTTTGTCGCATCGTCAGCAAAATCAATAGTAAATGGGGACACGATATAATTACCCGATTCTTCGGCCGTTCTTTGCGCTAATACTTCGGTAATTTTATTGTAATCATCTGTTCCGCTTACTTGGTCAACGATATTACCATCGACTACATCACAATAGTAAACAAAGTTTTCATCACTTGCAACTTGGTCTTTTGTTGTTAAAGTAAGTTGAATACGATATCGGTCTGCGCCCGGCGAAGATAAGTTTGGTGTAGCACCTTGATTATCAAACAACTCATTTGTATCACTGGTTGTAACAATATCTTCTGTTACTTTGAAACCAATAACTTTTGAAGGTAGTCGCGAGTATTTCGATAGAATTAAACTTTGTTCTTTTGCAAATACAAAATGACCACGAACAAAAAAGTCACCAGATGAATTAGAAATTTGACAACCGCGACCAATAGCGGGGTTTGATGCGGTGTTGGTTGACTGAACAGTTAGAGTCTCACCGCCGCCTGATATAGTTTCACCTGACTTATAACGAACTGGGTTTTCTCCAACTTCACCACCAGAAGTATTAACATACTGAACATAAAGTGTTGCAGGGTCAGAACCCTCTGCCTCGACAACCTCAAGAACTCGTGCGACAACATTAGAATTGGCACCAGTAAATTCTACACCAATCAAACCACCATTTGCTTCAAGCGCATTTGCGCCAGCTGGTAATGCATTAGTGTTTGTGTTTAGTTTTACAAACTCATAGTTCGTATTAATTGTAGGGCCGCCAGGATTTACCGATGCACCATCCTTAAAGATGTTGCGACCAAATCTACCAATCTCTTCCTGAATAATTGTTTGTGATTGAGTAAGTTCTCTCGCTTGTAGCGCCCGACCACTATTAAACAGGATACGGTGATAGTTATCACTATCCTTAAAATCATCCTTGTATGTGGATGAAAATACATTTTCTGTAAACGTTCTTGGCATCGGTATTACCTTAAATTTGAATTACGATTTTTATATCTTCTGTTTGGTCAGTTGCGCGAGTAACTGATGCGCGATTATCAATATATAGAACATCACCCGTTAGAATATCTACTTCAGGATTTATGTATGGAGCAAAAGAAGCATTCAATACGCCTGCACCATTACCATCGGTTTCAGTGATGTTTTCACCTGAATCAAAGTTACCAAATCCTGTCTCCGCTGTTTGGTGATACCAAATATTCGCAGAATCGACTTTATCAATAAGTGCCTTGACATTAGATGTTGAACCCTGAATAGTATTGTCTGCGGTAAATCCTGTGTTCACACTTGAAAGTCTTAATTGTTTTAACGCAATACCTGTTGACCCAGTAAATAAGGTAGACCCAGAACTATCTTGAATATTTCTGATAAGACCTACTTGACGGAAATCGTTACCGACAATGAAGTCTCCAGTTTCAGTTCCACTAGGTTTACTGTTAAACATGACTGCGGTGGAGCGAAGGTCATCTCGAGCGTCACCACCAAGTCCAAGAGGTGTTGCTAGAATTGGTCGTATTTTTGCGGGTTTGGTTGGTGAACCACCGCCCGTAACGGATACTGTTGCATAGTCATAACCTGAACCAAATGTATAATTACCAGAACTATCAATTAGTTCTACCTTAGTTACCTGACCACCATTCTCTGTTGCGCCTGCTTTTGCTTTTGTGCCATTTCCATTCACTTCGATGGTTGGGTTACCAGAGTATCCAGCGCCACCAGAGTCAATTGCATATCCAATAATCTGACCAACTATTGCGTTATTTTGAACTGTCTTTTGTTCAATGTCAGCAGAAGGAGAATCTGAGTCAGTTGTTCCAATTAATTTGACGGGAAGGAAGTTGGCAGAAATAAATTTGTTAGCATCCAATGCACCAATAGAATATAGGAACTTCCAAATGTAACCATCAGCGGTATCGAATGGCGTTCCATCTGTGCCACCTGTCGGTTGAACTGTAGAAACCTGTGCATTACCAGAGACATCTTTTGATTGTTGAATACACAGATAAACTTGGTTATTGTCATTCATAACGTAGTATGTTTGAGTAGGATATCCTACTTGGATATCATCATATGGAGAATAAATTGCACCAGATGACCAGTTGAAACGAGGAACAACAAAGGAAGTATCAATAATATTTTTTACCGATTGGAGTCCAAGACGGAAGTTTCTATCTTCTACCAGATTGTTAAGAGCAGTGGGCGCAACATCAGAGTCATTCCAATCTTCTGAACGACCAATAGCTGCATAATATCTACTAGAAGAATCAGCAAAATCTGTCAACAAATCTGTTATAACTTGTTTTTTAATTCTGTTTGTTACAATCGCCATTTTATTATCCTACGCTTACGCTGTTGTTGTCCCGTTGTTTCCAACAATAAACCATTTACTTGCTGTTGTATTCCATATTAGTTGACACCCCTGTCCTATAGTAAACTTAATAAACCCAGCAGCAGAATCTACACCCTGAATGTTTGATGCGCCGCCCGCTGGCGTGAGATGAACTTCACCCGCCCCAATATTACTGAAGTATTTAGACTCTGCCTGAATCGTTCCATCACCAAGAGTAGGGTTGATAAAACTACCAGAGTTAAACACTGTTAGGGGTTGATTTAAGTTGACCGCAGTGGTGGATGCTACATCAGTTCCTTTTTCAAATACAATCTTATTTGTAAACGTGATACCACCAGTTCCCTTTGCACTTAAATTGAGACTAACATTAGTATCATCACCATCGACATCGATAGTTGGGCCAGTAGTAGTTGCAGAGTTTGTCAGTGTTATGAAATTGACTGCACTTGAAGTTTTGTTGAATTGTAAATACTCGTTATCTGAACTATCAAAGAATTTTGAACCGCCATCTATACCACCAACTACTGGATTGTTAACATTTAACCCATTAATTGTTTTATTACTAAGAGTCTGAGTTGCATCTGCAAACACGAATGTGTCGTTTGTTGACAGTGACGGAATAGTGATATTACGATTTGCAGATAAATTACCAACCACAACATTGTAACTATGACTAGAGTCATTATCTTTAATAGAAGGAGTAGTCAACGAAGGACTTAAAATAGTTTTGTTAGTCAAAGTCTGAGCGCAAGAGTCAAGAATAAGTGTCCCGCCATCATTAGGAACATACACATAATTATCAGCGGTAGGTTCTACCGCAACCATATATGTTTCGTTACTGTCTGCAACCTGACCTTCAAAGACCACACCCACATTTGATAGACTTACGATTGCAGCTGCAGAATCACCACCGATACTCTGGTAGAGTTCAGTAAAGTTCTCATTAATCTTTTGGGCAGCGGTGCGGAGGGTATCACCCGTTCCGTCATTTGCTGTAGTGCCTCTGTTTAATGTTTGTCTTGCCATTTTATAGTCCGTTTGTTTTAACTATTTATAAGGTTTATCGGTTAAAGAGTGAAACTTTTTAAGTATTGGTCAGAGTCAGCACTGAAATGTTGGTGTTTGTCTTGGTCTAAAGTCTCGAAGAACAAGTTGTTTGACAAGTCCATACCGTTTGTTCCAACTTCATCTGAATCGTCAAATGTTGGTGAAGATGCAATTTGCGCTTCACGCAACGATGAATATTGATTATTGATAGTTTGGATAGTTTGTAAATCAAACCCTTCCATATTTGTCAATTCTGCATTGATGCGACTGAATACGCCTGCTGAATCTGTATTTAGGTCATCCACAATAGAGGTCAAATCTGTTACTCCTGTATCGCCAAATAATCCTGTTGCCTCGACCACAATAGGTGGTGCTTCAGAAGGCACAACAAGAGGAGCAGTCAATTCATCAGTAACACTCGATACAATCTGCACCTCCGAACCAATGAACATACCCGCAGGGTGAACGAATAATTTATATGGTTCTCTCCACTCGTTAAATGAGATGTCAGACTTTACCTGAATCGCAAATGTCTGAAACAATTTATTATCTGTCAAGAACTTCTGTGATTCCAATCCAATTTGAGAGTCAGTTTCTCCTACCTTGAATACGTTCTCTTTTGTGTAAATAATATCTGGGTCAACACCAAAGAAAGTTCGGAAGAACTGTTGAATAGAATATTTTGTTCCCTTTGAACGATACAGAGTGTTAGAATATTTTGCAGCAGCACGTTTATCAGTAAACCCTTCAAAGTATGATTGACCCAATAGGAGTTCATCTTCAATATATGAAAGAAGGTCTAAATCAGTCTGTGTAATATCACGAGAGTAAAACAGGTCATCTGCAAGACGAGAAGGTGCGTTATCATCATCTTCAAAATTATAATACTGTTCAAGAAGTGTAATGAGTTTTGGATACTCTGTCTTGAAGAATTCAGGTAGAACTTGAGTAATCTTGTTATCAGAAAAAACAAGCTCTCTTCTACCTAAATCTCTTAAAGTATCGTTTTGTTTACCCATTAGTTTGTAACTCCAGGCTCAACATCTACAATACGAGAGAATGATTCATCAGTATCAAATTCAATAATATCTTGTCTGAATGGAGTAATCGCACTTTGGTTTGCGGGTTTTGCACTTACTTTGATAAATTGATTTGCACCAACAAAATCATCAACTTTGAGACCGACAATACTTATAGTGTCATCACTGTAATTTCCAATATTGTCAACTAGAACCTCTCTATCAATAGTGTTAAATACTTCAAGTTTTGATGAATCTAGTTTATTGCGTAAGATACAGGTTTTATTATTGAGCGTAAACGCAGAAGATGTGATTATATGTTCTTTGTCATCAGGGTCAGCGATGATTGCTGCATATCTTAATTTATGGTCTTGTAAAGTATTCAAAGTAGGAGTGAACCTTCTCTGGAAAAAAACATCTGAGCGAGAAGAGAGAATAGCCGGACTTATATCATCCACTAATGTTAAGAGATTTGAACGTCTAAACGATTGACTGAATTTGCCAGTATTTGCCGCAAAATAGTTTCCAATAACTGTATTGACATTATCTTGAATTGTATTACGAGATAGTGTAGTCAAGTTCGGATTGAACTGGAAGAATATCCTCGTCTCAATGAATGTCTTTACGGGGTCATCAAACTTCAAACTAAATGATGCAACCGACAATTGTTTCGCAAGGTCTTGAATTGCATCCTTTGTTGATTGTATTGTTGTCGCATCTACATCATCATTGAATAGAACCGACATAAAGACCGTTCCGAATTCTGGTTCTAGTGCGTCTTCACCACCAAAAGATTTAATATCTTTGATGAGTGTAGAGAAATTTCTCAAGGCCAACGTAGAATAATCTACTGCGGTTACCATGCGATTTTGTGATGCGTATTGGAATGGTGCATTCTTACGGATTGACTCAATTGATTCTTTACTACCGCCACCAACTGCCTTTGTGACCGTTGTCACATTTATATTAAATTGTTGACCTTCTACCGTAACTTTACTTTGCGGAGCAAATGTTGAAGACGTATCAGCATCACTACCTGATACTGCAAGATAGTCAACTGTAACTTTATTACCAGCCGCTGGCGCACGACCCAATGTTTTACCATTACCAAAAGAAAGTTCAAAGAGACCATTAGGCGCTTCTTTTAATATGAAGAGTGTCGAGTTTTCATTTATATTTACAGCATCAACTATATTAGTATATGTTTGAAAATTAGATGAAGTAGAAGTTTCATATACACGAACAACAACTGTGTCTAAGTCTAATGACTCATCTGGTATAATATAGTTTGCATTTTCGGTTGCATCCAACGCAAGGAAAGTCTTTGTTCTAGCAATACCTTCATGGATTGTGATATTTTGTGAACCGTCAACGTTTGTAAAGAGATAAAGACCGTTACCATCATCAGTTGCAGAGATATCTTCCAATGTTTGAAATACATATTCAACTTCATCAACGGTTGCATTGAACTTAAATCCATCATTGATACTAATTTTGTTTGGTCTGGTTGCCAATCCTGACAGATTCATAGAAAGATTTACTACTGCTTTGGATGTAGTTTTTGAATCAGGAATATATCCAATACCCTCTGCGAGAGAAATAACTGACCCACGAAGTTGTGCCGTCCCAAGAAATGATTCATTCAAAGCAAAGTTTGCGATGAGACCATTGTAATGAGTATTATATGCAAGCACATCAAGGATGCTTGATAATCCAGATGCTTCAAAATTGTAATCATCAAACTCCCCCCCTTGTTCAAGAAAGGTTTTTAGATTATTTTTGATTGCATCAAAGTCTAGTGAGGTTGATTTGATTGTTGTTCCCATTTTATCTTAACCTTGATAGTGTTGAAGTGAATTCTACTTGTTCTTCAGTATTCACCACTTTGAATTTTAGTGTTACACTTAAACTATTATAATCACTCTGCAAATCTATTATCAAATCAAGAACTTCTGCTCGAGGTTCGTAAAATTGAATAGTATTAATAATTCTATCGCGTAAGAGTGCATCCTTACCTTTATATGCCAGTTCAAAGAGTTGTGCTCGGACATCTCCTCCAAAATCAGGACGAAATGGTTTTTCCAATTTATTACACATCACCAACGTTTTGACTGACTGCTTCACAGCAGCTGCGTCCGTCTTCTTGAATATTTCTCCAGAGGACGGTTTTGCCGTAAATGATAGGTCAATATCTGTATACTGCTTCGTTCTACTAGTCGTTACCGAAGCAGTGTTGATATTATTATCTTCCTGTGCGAATGCTCTTCTTGCCATAATTCTATTTATATGTGTTTTTAGTCAGTTTCTCTTATTTCTATCAATTCATTTTTACTCATAAGTGTCCCATTATACCATGTCTGAATATCATTTGAAAAGGTCACATCAAAACTCTCAGGGACATCGTTGAATCGTAATCCAATCTGACCAGTCAATTTACCACTAGGGTCATACGAATCATAATCTAGATATAGTCTGTCAAAACTAATATAGTCTTTCCAATATTCAGCGATATCAAAGGTTTTCTCAAAGTCAATCTTACCATCTTTGTCTATGACTTGATAATAAACTAAGCGACCAAATCGTTTATCTTCAATCACTTCATCACCAATCAGAGATGCCCATATATCTTTGGGTTGTAACAATCCTTCCGAAACAATCAGACGGATATCATTGAACAATGGACTATCGTTGATTACTCTCATTGCTTCTGCATGAAGATACAGATTACGAGCGATACGCCTACGATTAAACTCAAACTCGATGTGATTAAAAGGTGTTCGGTCACCATATGCACCCAAGAACTTTGCAATCGTGATGCCTGGCCCTAACTTAGTGGCAGAACTGATTGATACTTGATTCTCTGGGTTGTATACTGGGTCTGCTAATATAATCATGGTCTAAATCTCTTTCCTCTGTTTTCAAGCGCATTCCCGATAGGTTGATAACCAAATCTTGATGATGCAGACTTTTTCACAGTTCTACCAATTGCAGGCGGTGTTGGTATTTTGTATTCAGGGTTCAACAAACCATCCGCAACCAGAATACTGCCTACTGCATCACCCACATACGAACTCTTTAGTGCAGAACGAACTTCTGCAATGGTCGGTATTTTATAGAAGTATCCTTCATATTTCTTTTCAAGTAATAGACTTGTTTTGAGTTTATCCTCTGCATCAATGACAACTGTTCGTATTGCATACGACCCATTGAGTGAATGGTCAACCACAAGGTCTGGAGTAATAGGTGCATTCTGGCCAGAAATATCTTCTTGTGATAATGAGTGTAATGTTGCAGTATCACCAACTGTGCTTCCTGATGTTGCCGCTTCTCCATATGATTGTGAGTGTGTAAGGTCTGATACTTCAGCAAATGCCGCTTTATCAGCATTGACAGAACGAATCGCTTCGGTTGCGACACCCTTGAATGTTCCCCAGAAGATTGCGTTTGAACCACTATCACCTGAAGCAACGCCTTCAACCTCACCCTTACTACCATGATAAGATTTACCTGTGTAGTCAACCTCTTTACCACCGATGAGTCCCTTATTACCAAAGACAGTGATTTGTTTCGCCCCTGTGATATTGGAAACCTTCGAAGTCACTGCAAACTGTTCCTTACCAGACACAAAGATTTTATCCTCGCCAGCAATGTCGATGTTACCCTCAACGAGATTTGACTGATTTCCCTTGACAATCTGATTGTTGTCTGCTAACATAATGTCAGTATGTGTTCCGACTGTCTTGGTCGTTCTGGTTTGTTTGGTGGTATATGTTGAGTTTCGAACAACAGTAGTTCTATGATTCTCTTGAATATCTTCTACCATATTACCCGCAACATTGACATTATAGTTACCACCTACATCGACATTGAAGTCACCCGTTACCTTGAGATTTAGATTACCATTGTAGATGAGATTACCCTCACCCTCAACGATAACTGTTTGGTCACCGCCCGTAACTTCCACTTTGTTGTTTGTTGATGTGATAACAACAGTTCCATCTGCCCGCATCTCAACACCAGAACCCTTGCGGTGTTTGATTAAAATACGTTCACCGCCTGGCGTATCATCATACTCAACAATATGACCCGATGATGTCTCGTTCACATCATTGAATGGATACTGTGACGGTCTCTGGGGAACAATGTTTAATGATACACCAATGTCACCACCACCTGTCGCAAGTTTATTCACTTGCGTTCCAACCGATGCCTTATTGAGACTTGGCCCGTAATGGTAATCTACTTTAGGAAACTGACCTGACGGGTCTTGCATTCCATTTTCAGGAACACCGACAGTCTCTTCTTGACCCTCGCCAAGTTTCGCTTCTCTCTGTGATATGTTGTCTAATTTAGTTGTCATTAGATATCATCCAAACTTATATCATCGCTTGCTAAAACGTCGCCAAATGTTCTTACTTCAGTTGAAGGTTCATCAGGTTCAGGTTCGTAATCAGTCAAGTCTTCAGCTTCTAACCACGCACCATCTTCTTCGTCCCACTCAAAATAGTGTCGAGTTCCATCTGGGTCTGTGCGGGGAATATCTTGACCGTCTGACCCCTTCGCTGGTGGAGCGGGTCTAGAAGTGTCTTGTAGTATCGCTTTATCCTGTGGTGCTGGGTCTCCGTTAGGTTCAATTACTTCTGTAGTTCTAACCGCAGAACCACTGATAGACTCGTCACCACTTTCTAACAAAGATGTCACATCATTAAACACAATCGTTCTACCTATAGATTCTAGGTCTATCGACTTCACAACAAAATTAGGTTCTATTGATTGACTATTTAGTGTATCACCCACGATATTTTTCTTACGGAAGATTGCTTCAACAAAAGAAATTACATCAAAGTAAGGGTCAAGTTCATTTACATCAACATCACTATGACCAAATACCTGACCGCCTGGGAACTGTCGATAAAAAGCACCTAAGAATTGTTCGAGTGTGGTATATTGTGCTCGAGTAAAAGAACCGGCACTTCTTCGAGCATCTTCCGAATTCACGGGTGAATCGATACCACCAACCATCACAATACCGATTGAGTTCTTGTCATGACCATTTGTAGGTGCATGTTCACCCTGTCTGTCCACAGGGCGACCACGTTGTAATCTACCATCTCGTCTTATCACATAATGAAATCCAATACCATCATGACCCAGTTCTTTGTGTATATTATTGATTTCGATAGAACCAATGTTTTTGTTTGTAAAGGTTTCAGTTGCGTGAACGATTACTTCCGTAATCACCCGATTAATATTTGACATCTCTGTGTCTAGTTCTTCTACAGAAGAGATGTAGGTAAAAACATCATCAGAACTTGACCGTCCTGACCATTTCTGGTTATTATCACTAATTGTCGGCGCATCACCAAACATATCCGCATCAACAACAAATGTGCCAGCGATTGTCGTGTCTATCTTATCAAGACCTGTTTCGACTGTTGCAACTTCATTGTTATAATCACTTATTTCTTTTTCAGGAACACCCTGTTTTCTTGCTTCTTCTTCGACTTTATTTTGTAATTCAATAGTTGTGCTAGCGGATGTCGAAGCAGATATCTGTTTCATACGAGGAGTTACATTGGATGATTTAGAAACAACTCTCTTTACCGCAGATGTTTTTTCTTTTGGACTTTCTGCGGTTAGTTCTTTGAATGTCTGTTTATATTCATTTCCGCTGAAAGATATACCACCTGGCACAACATTAGCAACAGATGCTTTTGCATTACCGCCGATTGTCTCACCAAAATTTTGAAGAAATCCACTTTGAAGTCCATTATCAAATTTTTTATTTGTTTTACCAACAAAACTTGTCACAGCACTACCAAAATCACTGACCGCAGAGGTGACATTACTGAGTCCTGATTTTATAACATTACCAACACTCTTAAAATTACTAAGAATACTTTTAGATTGAGGTGCCTTTGCAGTTAAAGCAGATATTCCTGTCGAATTAGATACATTATCTTTTATATCAGACAGTTTACCTGAAATATTACCCACAGGAGTAACATCTTTTACAGTGTCTTTGAGTGAACCAAAGTCAACACTTGGAATATTCATATTTGCTTGTTCAGTTGAGTCTGCTATAGTGCTTGCAAATGATTGAACATCAAGTGCCGCCGCATTCTTCTTACTCTTTGCAACTTCGACTGATGATGCAATACTTTGGGGGCCAGTTGCACCAACCACCTCTATTGCCGATGATGCAGTATCTCCCGCTGTCTGTGCAGGCAAACCAGTCATTGAACCTAATGCAGACTTGGGTGTTTTAGTTCCCGTCAGTTTACCAACACTATCAGTCAGTTTACCTACTGAAGTGTTGAGTGTTGTTTCACTTGCTGTAATTGTATCTTTACCTAGACTCTTGACACCACCCAAAACTTCACCATCTTTACGACCAAGTTTGGTTGCATTCTTGACAAGAGTATCCTCTTGTGCTTTAGTTGCTTTCGCTGAAAGACTTGACGGACTTGTATCTTCCGTAACCTCTACCCTTTGAGTCAAAGTATATGAAAATCCTTCTGCGTCAACACCCCTTGTTGTAACCACTTTATACTTTGAACTAGAAGATTTATTCGTCTTTGCCTCGTTCTTGAGCGCAGTGTTAATATCAGACTTATCTAATGACATGATTAAATCCTATCCTTCAATCTTCGAGCAGCAAGTTCAATCTGTTTGATAAATTTTGCATTAACTTTTTTTGAATAAAAACGAGCAAATATTTCTACAGAACCATTTATTCCTTCTATGTTTTGAGTATCCAACAGTCTAATGTTTGCTTGACTTTCTGTAGTTCTTAATTCGTATATAACAAATTTCAACTGTTCACTGAATCTCAAATAGTTATTTGAGAATGCTTTCATTTGAGCCCATCGTTTTTCTTCCCATGAGTTAATACCATTCCCTCCTTTTGGAATCTGATTTGTTCTCATATTAGAAATCTTTTGTAATGTTGCCGTCATACCTATCGCTTGATTTAATGTATATCCAACGTTCAAGAAGAAACTTAATGCGAATCTTTCTCTATTGATTACCACATGCCTCTGTGGGTCACCAAAGTTATCATCTTGAATATCTTTATCTGGTCTCACAAAATCAACAACCTTACCAAAAAAACTTCTAGGGTTTTGTATTCCCACATCTTCGTCTGGTTGTCCTAGTTGTATCTCTGATGCCATTTCGATGTGTGGTAAAGAACCTAATATGATAGGTGTCTGCGAGTTAACACCATCAACAAAGAATCCAAATACCAGCGCACTGGGTTGAAGTCTAGGAATACGTCCTAAACCAGAAACTCCACCCTCTGTGGTTGGCAGAACACACTGGGCCCACGGTAGGTCACTTTCAGGTATATCCACCTGAGAGTGACTATGAAGACCATGCACACGAATCTTGATACGACCTTCATAACCAACAGGCGGTTGATTACTAATAACCGTTGCAATAAACCAACGACTATTATCACCATAGTATTCAGATGGGATTGGCGTAGGTGTCATGCGTTATCCCTTTCTAGTTTACAAACGTTCATACTCACGGTGTGTTGAGTTCCTTGAAAAGTGTGTCTAGTGTCATAAATGATGAACTTACCAGATAATCTTTTATCTAATGCAATTGTCTCATCAATATTTTTTTGTATCTCTGCATTATCATTTATGACATTCATACGAACAACATCACCAACGGTTGCCTTCGCAACAATAAACCCTGCACCCTCAATGACAACATTCAACATATTTTTATACAGATGTCCTTTTAACGATATGGACTCAATCTTTTTTCTAAACCGAGATTCTTGAAATTCATCATTATAACTTTGTGTATTGCCATATGTTCCCGAAGACGTTATAGTATGAAACCTTCTGGATTCATATAAGTCGGATTGTTGTTCCGATAAAAAGAAATCTTCATCAAATACATTTTGGTTCTTACCAATCACATTTCGATTTTCCATTCTCTCTAATGTCTTACGAATACTATAAGGTTGATTGAATATCTGTGCTGTATTTATATTTGTATTTGAATATTGAGAACTCACCAAACCCTGTTCAACTAGTTTGAGTGTGTTGGACATCTTTGCAGATTTTACGTTTTTGATAATAAAAGTTTTTTCAAATTCACTTTGACTATCTGCAAGACTCACATTCGATGGATTGAATGTATATGGTATTTTGTCGTTCCACGGTGACTGTTGTAACATAACCTCCAGATTACCAAGACGAATATTCTCATCATGCATCGATGCATATGTAAAGAACGGTGAACCTGTATCCGTGGTTGCTCTTGAAGTCAACCATCTCAATGCTTCAAGTATCGTTAGATTAGGAATGATACCTTTGATACTTTGTTGTGAAAGAATCGACCCCTGCATATATGAAGTATCAATATTTTTACGCATTTCCTTGCCGATAAGTTTAACAAGTATATCATCAATCCTACCGTTAAATGAACGACTAATCTTTTTCGCTCTTGCGAGATATGCATGTTCCTCAATCAAAGTAAAGACATTCAAACTTGATTTAGCGTTATTATTACTTTTTACACTTTTCTCAAGACTAGTCATGATGAAGGTTCGTTCAAAGACTGAATCTAGGTCATTCTCAATTGAAGCAATACGAATAGTAAATCTTTCTGTCCCCTGAAAGTTTATTGTATCAAACAGACCTTTATCATCGAGAATTGCAACCTGACCAGTAAGATAAGGTTTATCAAGACTTTCAAAAATATTAAACTCTGCAATACTCGATGTCACATCATAAATATTGCCAAGTCTATCTGCTTTAACAGACGCTTCGGTTATCTTGTATTGTTGAGACTGATTTTGTGCCATTTATATTCTAGTCTTCATAAACGTATTGAATTCAGATACAACTTTAACAACAGCATCAGGCCTGATAACAATTATTTCTTTCAGGACATCATTACGTCTGTCAAGTCTTTCTCTATATGTAACTGGTAACAAACTAGGGTTAGGATTATTGAAATCATAAAGTGTCAGGTCTTGATGAACACCATTCGCGTCTTCATAGTGATGAATTCCATTATACTGTTCGGATTCTCTCACCAAAAATATTTCTTCAGTCTGTCCCTGATTATCAGTATATGATACACGTTCTGTTTGGTTGAAATTTGTAGTATTTGGTTCTACACCCGTATCGATAATCAACTGTCCCATTTCAGGAATTTTACGAATGATTGTTCCGACTGTGCCACTTGTATTACCTGTCACGGTCTGACCTACAGGAAAATTATTTGATATATTACTATTGGTTGTAACTATACGATACGGATATTTTACTTTGGCAATATCTAACATCTCGTAGGAAGGTTTTGGCCAACCTGATACACGAATATCATCATTCATAAGATAGAATGTCCAGTAATAATCAGTAGTTCCATATAATTTGTATGAGAGTGTATCAGGACGTTCTCCTGCCTGAATTGTATACTTGTTATAGAAAGAAGTGTTGTTCTTTAGGTCATCAATCATATCCACATATTGAGATAGATTTTTGAAAAGAACGGGGTCTTCGCCGTTACCGAATTTGTAACCTATGTATTGAAAGTTTTCGAAATATTTGGTAGTCATTAGAATCCACCTTCTTCTACATCAGTTCTACTCAATGTTCTTGACTCTTGGAATGATAGTGTCATTTCAATATCGGTAAAGTTACCATCCTCGTGAAATGACATCGCTGTTGTGTTATAGTTTGTTGTGACATCACGCAGATAGACTGGTTTGATTTTATTAGCAACAAAGTCACCGTCATACAAAACATCAATCTGAAATCTGTTAGGGAACTTATATCCAACTGATATTTTTGATGCGCCAACATCAAGAGTAATATCTTCAGGATAGAGTTCAGTTCGGAAGAACTTTACGATTTCTTTACATTCCTCTGCTTCTTTTGCAGATGTAGGAATGAATTTGAATGTGAATGAAAAGTCACGCAGACCCACTTGTTTGAATAGAACACGAGTGTTTGGATTTGTGGTAACTCGACCCGCAGACTTAAATGCACCAGCTAGTTCGTCTGGCCCCTTTGATGCAAGTTTTACTGCACCTAGTTTTGCCATATCCGAACCACCCGAACCAGTAAGACCAGAAGATAAGGTTTTCATACCCGCATCAATCATTTCGGATATTGCACCCGTTCCGCTCTGTAAAC